TGCTTCTCATAAAAATGGTAAAATAGTTGGCTTTGAATTATCATCTATAAATAAAGGAAGAAAAGAAAAGAGTAGACTCCCAAAGAAAAACAACAATAGTAGAACCGCTTAAACAACAAATTATTATGAGTAACAGTGTAGAATTAAGAAAAACAGAAAAAAAAGACCATTACAGACTTCTTATAAATGGAACCGATGTAACTGGAGTACAAGAAAAAGAAATATTTAGGCATATACTGGAAGTATTAGACAAAGGTATCGATGCCGGTCATTAAATAAATAAATTATGTTATACAAAAAAATTAAAAAAGTCAAGGACAAACCAAAGACTTCAAAACCAAAACCTAAATATTAAAAATTATGGGATTACCAATATTAGCAATTGCAAAAGTTGCAAAATTAGCAAAAGGAGCAACGGCAGCAGCAAAAGCAGCAAAGGCAGCGAAAGCAGCAGCAAGAGCGAAAAAACTAGCAAGTACATTTGGAAACAAGAATGGTAAAGCAACTAAAACAGTAGCAGCAAGTGACGTTAATTATAACGCAATTGGTGACGCAATTAAAAACGCTTAGAGATGGCAGATGTAGACTTGACAAAACAAGTGGAAGAGTTAGAGATATTAAAGTCAATGACTTCAGATTTTGGGGAGCAGATGGAAATTGCTGATAAGATACATAACCTAACTATGAAAATTAATGGAGTTAAACCAACAGATTCTTATATTGACTGTATTGGTTGTGGCTCATAAAAATTAAAAATATGGCAGAAGATAATATAGTATCTATATCAGATCAACAAACAGTTGATGTACTAGCAATAAGAAAACTAGAGTTATTACTAGATGTTATGTCTTGCTTAGAAAGTGCCAACGCACCTGAACTTTATGGTGTGAAACTTACTGTGATCGACAAGATCGAACGTATCGTAAGTAACCTATAAATTATCCAATAAAACTTGTAGTCCTGGTATACTAGGATGATATGGATGTTCTAACTTAAGTTTTAGAATCTTATTCACTATGTCTTGTTTAGACATTTGTGGTACAGGCATTTTAGTCTGAGTTCCAGGTTCAGTAGATGTTTTGTATTCTTTCATGGTGCATAGTTATTAGCATTCGTTTAAATTGTTTCTTATCTCCAAAGTAACTGTGACATTCCCTACACAACGCTTGCAAATTTTCGGGGGTATCCTTTTCTTTAGATCCGCCCATTCCTCTTGGGTGTATATGATGAATATCTACAGCAGTTCTATCACACACCTCACATCCAATCCAATCTCCTGGTTCGATACAAAATGATTCGTGATATACTTTAGTGTGATTTTTCATAGTGTAAATAAATATATTCCGTATCCGATAATAACATTTAAATTAACAGCAACGATGTTCCATTGCTTTGCAATAAATACCTGTGGTAATGACAACAAGCCTCCAATTAGATAGGTGTATGCCCCAACATCATCCACTTTGAGTAGGTATGGTGACATCATAATAAACGCTGTTCCCATGTATCCCAATCTCTGAGAAATTTTTTCTAGGGGGGTAAGTCTTCGTGGTTTAACTAAACGCTTTAAAAAGTTTTTAATCATGACCAAACGATTTGTATAATAAGTACACACAACACTGCAACACCAATTATAGATAACGCTAGTATATCTATGTCTTGAAGTTGGTACGGCTTTCTTTTACTAACTCTGTTTACCCACTCTTGTAATGTTTCTCCCGGTTTTCTTTTTAGTCTACTCATCTTCGATTTTTTTTTCGGGGGTATTAAGATCTGGGGTGACATATCTGTACTGTCGCTTATCCACCTTAAATTCAAAATATTTGTTTCTGTCATTAATCGTTACTACCGGCCATGTCTTAATCTTCTCCTTCTCAAAATTCATTAACATATACCTGTGATCTGATAGGAATAAAACAAACAATACAAAGTCAACATCCAACTTATCTATTGTAAACATATTTACCTTCAGGGATCTCTCACAACCCTTAACATCTATTCTCTTTCCATCAACTATAAGATCAGGATCACTTACACCTTTTTCCTTAACAAATGCTGAGGTTGTGTAATTAATGCCTTTTAAATCATAATGATGCCTTACTAAAAGTTCCCCTAATATTCCTTTGAAGTCGGTGTAGAACTCATTGTCTACAGGTTCATCAAATAAAATAGGGTGCTTGTACTTGTAACTTCTAGACTTCCAATAAAGTTTTTTGTAGTGGTCACGATTTGCCATGACTCTTGTGTCAACGTATAATTTTGCATGATTGAATATGCAGTCTGGTATGCTATATATTGCGTCCATTAAGTTCCTTCCCTAAAATATCTGATTGATGCATTACGTAATATTCAACACCCTCGATTTTGTTTAGAAAAGAGTTACGTTCGTGAAATCTCACAGTATCTCCGTTATTTAAACCAAGTTCTTCTTTGCCTTTCAATGGTGTACCTATGTGCCTTACGTAACCTTTGTCTTCGCTACGCTTGGGTGGTCCCATGATAATAGATCCAATTTTTTCCTCTTCCATGTAAGGCTCGATAAGAACGTGATTGGCAATAGCAGTCAAAGATCCACCTCGTACAAAACAGAAGCATTCTTCTAAGTCCGCTAAATAAACATCATCCTCTCCGGTAATAAGATTGTCTTTACTCACAGTTAGATAATTGAAGTAAGCCATATCGCCTACTTGCATCTCCTGTTTTATAAAACTACCATTAGTGCTTTTACACCACTCTCCTCTAGGTAAAGCCACGACCTCTCCACATATTGTTACGTGATGTTCTGGATTGTATGATACATCTAAGTATAGTTTATTGCCTCCTGAAAATTCAACCTCATCGTTGTATTTCTTAGAAACTTTAACCGCTATTCTTTGCCCAATCATATTCATTGGTGCTAAGATAAATAAAGATGAACCTTCGTGCATAAAGTTATTAACAAAAGAAGTTAACAGAGATATACACTGGTGGACATACTGGCTAGCATAGGTAGACAAAATGGCTAGCCTTTCTATAATATATATATAATATATTTAATATACTATATAATATACTAGTATTATAAATTAAACTAATATTATACATCTTTTGAGTAGTTGCATTTTTTTTTAGGTTCTAAGATCATTAAAAAAACAGACCGGCATAATACCATTTATAATTAATTAAAGTTCCTTACATTTGCTCAGAAGGGCATTGTAGATGTTTTTGTGGTATAACACCTAATATATGGTGGGCCAGAGGCAAATGGGAGAATGGGAATGAAAGACCGGGTACATGGCAAAAAAACGTTTTAAAGATCGAATTAGTCCACTTAGGACTAGCAACAACCCACCCCTACCTACTGAGCCTCAGTCTGTTATACATTTACACAGGCCTATTATATCACCAGGATGCATTTTGTCCTGGACATTTTGTAAGAAAGGAAACGTTACGGATCCGATCAATGCCTAAATGAATTTGAATTGACGTGGTTACGTTAACGATGCAATGCTGTGCAAGAATTCTTACAAAACAAATCAAACAAAATATAGTAACATGAATGACATAAGAAATAGACTAAGCCAAGGACGTGACGAGGAGCATGTACAACGCAATCTAATAGTCCAAGGTTGGACGATCATTGCCGGTCTAATATGTATGATCATTGTAATAATCTTAGGTCAATGGTAGTAGCGAAAAAGATAGTCGAACTCTTCAGCCATCAACGTGCAGTAAATAAGTATATCAAGTCTTTGGACAATGAACTACAGTACAGAACTGTAATGGTATTTCTAGCATGTGCAATACGTGAGAGTGAATGTAAATCGTCCTTCACCTTCTATACAATGCCACAGGTAATAAGTCTATGTGATCAGATGGATTGGTTAAGTAGTAAGCAGAACCAATACCCGGTGTACAGGGAACACAAGAAGTTGATCGAACTAGGTTTCGTGGATAGGTTAACAAAGAAGGAATCCTACAAGGGACAACAGTTTTGTATTACAATATCCGGAAGACTACAAGTCCGTAGACTATACAATTACCTTATACGTGATCTTTATACTCCCCTATAGTAATTCTATAAGGTCACCCCAAAATGATGTGATAAGAAAACCCCAAAACCTTTACACGATACGGATCATATGTAAAGCACATTGCCTGGTAGTTCAATTGGATAGAACAACAGACTTCTAATCTGTAGGTTGAGAGTTCGAGCCTCTCCCAGGTAACCAAAATTACCCTTGTTAAATTGATCCAGGTAATACTTACATGTGTTACCTGGTAGCACGAACCCTTACCCAATTCATAGTAATTACCCCCCAAAAAAAATCTCGGGCGGACGAAATAGTGCGAAAATCGTGCGTGATTTACTATCGTGCAAAAAGTTTTTTAAAGTTTTTTTCCTAGCGTTTACAGGTTGTACAGAGGTATTTACTAAAAAAAGTGTTATTCACATTTGGTTGTTAATAAAAAAGGTTGTTATATTTGTACCATCGTTCAACGAGTATGACACTCGAAACGCTTATTAACTGAATATCAATTATTTAAACTGAAATTATGAATTACTTAAGTACAGAACTGCAAACAGAATACCTTCCAAACTTCATAGGTATCAATGTCCACAACGCTAGAATATCATACAGTAATTGGGGCGAGCATGGTGTTGATTTCAACTACTACAAAGATCCTTCTGATCCATTCAATCAACTATTTCAAGAAGATTTACATAAGCCTTTTGCAGGCGGTACAGAATTTACTAGCAAAAAAGAAGCCTTAAGATTTATTAACTCTGTAAACCAATAAGCCATGATCTTAATAGCAATCGCATTACCAATCGGATTAGCCGCAGCCTTCTTAAGAAGCAACAATTATTAACTACCAATTTAATTTAAACTATTCAATATTATTATTATGACAAATTCAAATTACAACACCACAGCAAGATTCGACAGACATTCAAACTTCAATCCAATGATGATGTCTTTCATTCAAACAACGATCAACAACTTACGTAACGGAGGCTTCAGAGCATCTGACCTGGTTAACTCTCTTTACGGAATCTACGATGGTTATTACTACACGAACCTTAGAGCAGAAGCAGATCGTTTATATTCTCATGATATTTTCATGCTTAGAGATCTACATGCAATAGCAGACACCCTGGACAACATTACAGCCCAGGCTTAAGATCACTGATGAGCCTGTGAGATCCAGGCGAAACTTCCTCCGGGAAGTCTGATTAATACTAATTTAAACTAAGCAATATGAATACTGCAACAATTAAAAATGAATTAAAAGAGTACCTAAATGATTTTGTCGCTGACAACAACGATGTTAAATGGAATAGCGAAGACAACGATTTACACCAGGAGGCATTTAACCAGGACTATTATTTAATTGGTTACTACAATTGTAATCAATGGCTAGAGAGTCACGACATCAATATTTTTGATGGTCTCAACTTTGTGCAAGATTACGAAAGAGAGAATTTTGGTGCTGAATCTGTTAGATCTTATCAAGATTCTGAAGCCCTGGTAAACATGATTACTTACATAATAGGCGAAGAAATAGTAAACGAATTATACACACAAACAATTTAAACTCAACAATATGAAAAACAATAAAATATTACAGGAACACAGTACAGGAGACCTAATGGCAGAACTAAAGTCAAGAGGAAAATTTATAGACAATCTTTGGACAACACAAGATGTATTTGGAAGGTATGATTGTACTGAAGCCGAAGCACAAGAAGTGCTATACGATGCACTAACCAACGATTCAACAATGGAGCAGATTTGGTTTGCTATAGACTTGGCTGCATACGATAATGAATTAACTGAAAGAGAGGAGGCTAACAATGGATAGTATTAATATAATTACAGCAAATGATTATTATAACGGATTGATAGCAGAATACATGGATATGATTTTTGATGATAACGACAAGTCAATGATGATAGTAAAAACCCCACAAGGTAATGATATCATATACCTTGATGAACTTAAATACCACACCTCTTGGGATTGGCTCATGCCTGTAGTAGGAAAAATAAGTCGAGATGAAAGGTTTCTTGATAACGAATACAGAGAGACCCTATTGGATGTCGTTCCTTATGGACGTATTCAAGATGTCGTAGATGCAGTAGCAAATTTCATTCTACACGTAAAAAAATAAAACAAACTGACGAGCCTGTGAGATCCAGGCGAAACGCTGAGAAGCGTCTTTGTATAACTAAAAAACAATTACAATGCAGACTATTGAAAACCTTAATGCGATTATCAAATTAAACAAAGCCTTAAAAAACCACGATTGGTATTACGAAAGATCAGAAGATCCTAGAGTATATAGAAATGGTAGATCACAACGTAACGAGTTAAATATTCTTATGACTGCTATAGGTAATAAGTCTCTTGCTCTCTCCCTATACAATAAAGCATGTCCTTGGATTGAGATCATTGAATCTGATGAGGTCACCCCGGATCGTTTCAGCATGAGAGAACAAGCACAGGAATTAATAGACAATGGAGACTCTACAGAAAAAGCAGAGGGATTTGGAATGATGAGAGTTTTGGATGCGATTATGGATGCTATTGAATATGAAGCAGACAAAGAAGAGGAGCAGCCAACAGACAGCGATTGTCTTGATCAGATTTACGCAATCTTAAACACCTCAGTATAATGGAAACTTTAAATATTATTAGACAACAGGTAACTACTAGAGGCGGAGGTATAGAAATATGCCTAGAAAATCAGGGTTATCCAGGAGAAAAAATGACAGCCTACCAAAACTATTTAGGAGGTGGAATTTTAGGTAGAATTGGTAACGATTGTACAATTAAAAATTGGGATGAGTCTAAACACCTGGTAGATCTCGCAGACAGTTTAGCAAAGATCATGCACAGGATGACAGCACCAATTTATTTACAAGGTGAGGAACTTGAGCAAACATATAGTCAAAATCAATCTATGCCAATAAGTGCATACTAAAATCAAAAACAATGGCAGTTATAACAAGTAAAAAACTAACAGAAGTCCAGGATCAATTAATAGATCTTGGATGGGAGACACAGAGAATGTCATCCTCGGGAATAGAATCCTATAATAAATTATGTAGAATATTTAATGTTGAAGAAGTAGAATTATGAAACAAGAACAAGAGCAAGTATTTTACAGCGTAACGAAAGCAGTGATCTACGGACAGTTAATGCTTGAAGCGTTAGACGATATTAAGGAACTATCAATTTTCAAGCACTCCTTAAAGCATAAGGTGAACCAGGTAGAAAAGGAATTGGAAAAGGAATTGGAAAAGTATATTAATCTGTTCGCTGAAAACGATGAGCAGTTTTATATGAATATCCAAAACCATATAGACAATTTAGTAACTAAACTTTCAATGCTAGGAGTCGAAGAACTTCCATTGGTAGCGAAGATCATTGATGAATACATTAACGATAAGGAACATTGGAAAGAGAACTTAACAATACAATTCAAACAATTAAATTCATAAGCATGGGAACCAATATTAAAATGGGAAAGTTTATAAAAACGAATGTCCTTGACACGATCTCCAGGAAATATAAATATGATCCGGATCGATCTCTTGTTTATTTAAAAGAGATAACAGCACAACTTCTAGAGGTTCAAGCCCTGGTAGATGAAACGACAGTGTACATGAATGATGTACTTGACATTAAAGAAAGAATACTAGCACAAGAATTTTTAACAAGACAAGGGGATGAGCAGTAAAGAAGATCAAGAGTTAAAAGCACAAATAAAAGAGATGTTTCCTAAAGGAACAAGTGAGCAATTTATAAACAATATGTTTCACAGTTTAAGAGGTAAAAAAATGATATGGGATACTTTTTCTATGAACGATAGTAAAAATATAACAAAGAAGTTCACAGATTAAATATAAATAATGCTTAATTTAGCATTGTCAGACGATGAACGAAAGTTAAAAATTAATTAATACTCAAATGAAAAAAGATATGACCACAGTAAACCACGATATAGATATTATTTGCGATGCAGTAGCAGTAGTAACTAAAGCAGATCCGCACGCTAAAGATAGAGCAAGAGAAAATGTTGATGCCAGGAGAATTGTTTATAAAATATGTAGAGAGATGTTGAACCTTACTTATATAAGGATATCAAAATGTTTCAACAACAATCACGCTACAGTATTGCATGGTCTTAAACATTTTGATGCTTTATTTGAAACGGATAAGGAATTTAGAAGGAATTACAATGCAGTGATGCAAGTAATATCTAGTGTAGAATTTGATAGCAACATCATTGACAGTCAAGATATCCTTGTCGATTTTGTAAACTTAAAAACAGAGTCAATGGATATTAAACAAAAATATGAGATGCTGTTAAGATCCCTACATTTTAAAGTTACAGATAAAGTAGACGAGTTGCTTTCCCCAATCGATAATGAATTGTTACATAAGATAATTCAAGACGACAACTGTTCAAAGGATTTACAGCGTACTATTGGTAAAGTCTTGCAAGTAAAAGTAAAAAACATTATCTTAACACCCTAGTTATCATTTAACTAGCGTACAAGTCTGATTACATAGATGTAGTCGGCACATAGAAATACGATTGTAAACAAAATAAAGATGATCGGGTCATAAGAAATCCTATGTCTGTCAACTTACAATTGTATCATTATTAACTAAACAAAATGAGAAATAAGAAGAAACAACCAAGGAGGCAAAGATCGCAAGACATCTTTAGAAAAAAAGCACACGCATTACTTCAAATTCCGGAAATACCAACTACAGAGGTATGTCAGTATATCTACGGAACCAAAGCCAAGAAGAGTACATTAAACCAAAAGAAAACAGGAGCATCTCCCCTATTTTTTGAAGAGTCATGCAAGATTATAGAATACTATAGTTTTGTAGCCGATAAGATAGATGAGATCATCGATGACGATTAGATAACTCTAGTTAGTTCTATAACCCACATAACACAATTTTAAAAAAACCTTTCTATGAATACAGGCAGTTTTATCTCATTACTTAAGCAAGTCATTACTCTATTAGAGGATGGATCTATTTTAAACTATGGTAAGAAGTTTTCCAATCTTACTATTACCTCTTATAGACAAGTGTATAATCAGATGACTGCCTATAAGTTTAACTTTGACATAGAGAGTTTAGATCTTAATAACGTTAACAATAGAAAGGATAGACTTAAGGTCACCCGAAATTTACAGTCACATGTAAATAAATATCTGAATCTTATGTTGGACGATTGTAAACACCATAACACTAGAAAAACACACCTTAAGATCATACGAACTACACTTAAGAAAGCAGAAGCATATTACGGATATATGTTCCCAGGGCTACAAAGTATGAGAGAGTTACAAACAGAAGTCATTGCATTAGATCCAACACAGGT